AATCCGTCGCCGACCAGCGTTACCTCCGTTATGACGCCCTGATCACCTTGACGATCGTAGAGGAATGGCAATCATGACAACGTTTAAGTTCTTCGGCCACGAGTTCACCATCTACCCGGGTCACCAGCACCCGGATGGCGGCGTTTTGCAGGCCCACCCGGGTGACACCCTGCCGTTTGACCCGGGTGACGGCCAGTGGCACGAGGTAGACGAGCACGGCGAGCTCGTGACCGCCGCGCCCCCCGCAGAAGCCCCCGCCGAGGAGGCCGCGCCCGAGGCCGGGCCGGAGGCCCCCGAGGCGGGCGCCGCCCCGTGATCTGCCCCCCTTGCCGCGCAGGCGCGCACGAGGGGTGCCCCGAGCATGACCGCGTGAAACCGCTGCCACCCGGCGTCGAGCCGTGGGCTGGCACCAGGTGCGACTGCCAGCACAAACAGCGTGTGCCGGGGGATATGACGCCCCGCTCCTAACGGCGTGAACATGAACAATGGAGGCGAATGGTAGCGGTTCCGACGACGATCTTCCCGGTCAGCGAACGGTTCGTCGGGATTGCCCGCGAACTCACCTCAGGTTCGGCTGCTAACCCCGGGCCAACCCTGCCGCTGACCTCATTCACCCCGGTTGACAAGCCGGTGTGGGTGATGGATGAGGCGTGGCGCGGTTCCATGGCCATGGAGTACGACATGCTCCAAGGCCCTATCTGGACTGACACGGGGTTCGCCGGGCCGGTGTACGGCGACACGATTGGCCACCTGCTCTACAACATCCTCGGTGACTACACCCAGTCTGCTACGGCGAACACCCCGAACACCACACTCACGGCGAACGCCGCCGCAGGTGCCACATCACTCACGGTGGCGTCGGGGACCTCGTTCACCGTGGGCATGCAAATCCAGGTGTTCGCCGCCGGCAGCACCGGCCCGGCGGAGATCGTCACGGTGTCTACGGGCGGCTCGACGTCGATTACCCTCAACGCCTTGACGCCGCTCCGGTTCGCGCATTCCTCTGGCGCAACGGTGACGAATACGACGGTGGCGTCTTCTACGTACGCGAATACGTTCTCGTTGCTCAACTCCGGTAACGGCCAGCCGGTGACGCACACGTTCACCGACCGCACCCAGATCCCTGGGTCGGGGAACAACAACGCAGTCCAATACGCCTACGGCTGTCTTTCCGGGTTGACGCTGAACGGGAACTCCCAGGGGATTTTCACGCACACGGGAACCCTGACGTCGTATTTCCACGCCTACCCGAGTGCGAACCCCGTTGCCTCGGTCTCGGGGGTCCGCGCGACCCCGAACTGGCGTTCAACGGTGGGCCTTAACGGCCCGGAGTCAACGAACCAGATCTTCGACATCACCGAATGGGAAATCGCGTTGACCCGCGTTGTCCAGCCCATTCCAACGAATGACGGGTCACAGAACCCGTATGTGATCGCGCGGGGAAGGTTCTCCGCGACGCTGAAGCTGTTGTTTAGCCCGTCTACCGATGAGACGGCGTTGACGTACATGCTGAACAACACCCAGCCGCAATTCCAGGTTGTGTATTCCAACGGCCTTTCAGCGGCGAATAACATCACGTACACCATCAACGCCCAGGTAGCGGCGTTTGACACGGCGAACATCAACGAATCCGGCGCCCTGTTCGGGTATGACGTGACCGCGAAACTCATTGCGAACACCACGAACACAGGCTGGTCCCTGGGCTACTCGCCGCTTTCCATCACGGTTAACAACGCAACGGCGGTCTACTAAGGGCCGGAGGGGGAACTCGGGAACGTGAAACTGGATTTGCCATCGGGTAACTGGGTGGAAATGCGCGGCCCGGATCAGCTAACGGCGGGGGATAGGGCCGCCATGCAGGCGGCGGTGACGATGCCGGTGCCCGCCTCCGGGGACATCGGCACCCTCGAGATCACCCTGGGGATGATTGATGACCAGTTGTGGGCGGTCCTCGGCCGCCTGGTGTTCTCCTGGTCTTACCCCATGTGCTTGCCGCGTGATGACCAATCCGAGAACTGGGCTGATTCCCTCGCCCAGATCCCCATTGATGACTGGAACGTCATCGAGGACGCCATTGAGCCGCACATGAGTAAATTGCGGGGCTCGGGCCCAAAAGGCAAGACGATGACTACGGCACACTCAAACGGTACCTCCAAGGATCGGGCCGGTACCTCCCGGCGGGGCTAACCCATGACACGCTCCGCCGCGTCCTCTACCTCATTGAGTTCCGGAGCGGGCCGGCGAACCCGGATGACCTTCCCCTAGATGTTGACACGTGGCTGTGGCCGACGTTGGCGGCGATACGGCGGATCGAAGCGGAGGCGGCGCGGAAATGACCCCAGAGGAATTGCCCGCCTACCTCAACGCGCGGCGTGATGTCATCCGGTTCGACGCCGCGAAGTGGGCTGCGGACGGGATGGCGGCGGCGTTTGACCGGGGCATCAAGAAAACCGAGATGCGGCGTTACACCCACACGCCACTCACCCGCACCCCCTCCCCGCCGGGGAGCCCCCCCGCGTTGGTGACGGGGCACCTGCGTGACTCGTTCATCATCGAGCCGGCGCAGGGGGGGCGGGTGCGGGCCACGGCCGCCGATGGGCCGCACACGGTGTACGCGCGCATCCAGGAATACGGCGGTGATATTTACCCGCGCGTGAAGAAATGGCTGCACTGGGTTGACGCCGAGGGTCACCATTTCGCCAAGCACGTGCGGTTGCCGGCGCGGCCGTACATGAGGCCCGCCGCGCACCGGATGAGCGCCGACGGCACCCTCTCCGACGCCGCCCTCCAATCCTTCAACCTCCGCGTGTGGGGGCGGTGACGTGCCTTCCCTGCCGGATATTGTCCAGCGGTTCGTCGCGGATGTTTCCCGTTACGTAGGCCCCCTGCAGGAGGCTGCGGCGGCGGCGGCGGAGTTCGCCACCGCGAACGAGGGCACGAAGGAAGCCTTGGACGGGGTGCGTGACAAGGCGGTCGAAGCCGGCGAGGGCATGAAGGAGATCCGCGACGCCGCCGCCGAGGACGACGTGGCCCTTGACGGGGTGCGTAACCGCGCCGAGGAAACCGCGTCTGCGTTCGGGCGGTTGCGTGACAAGGCGGCCAGCGCCGCCGCGTCTATGATGGCGAACGCCGGCGCCATGGATGTGGTGTCGGGTGCCACGGCGGGCGCGCACGGCATCCCCCCGATGATCCTGATGTGGGGTTCCCTCGCGGCGGCCATCGCCGCTGTTCTGCCAGGCGTGCTGGCGTTCGCGGGCGGCATTGCGGCGTTCGGCCTGTTCGCCTTGCCTATCATCAAAACGGTTGTGACCGGCCTGACGGCAACGAACCAGCAGCTCAAGGCCATGCCGAAGGCCCAGCAGGAGATCATCAAAAAGTCCCAGGACATGATGGCGGGACTTAAAAACGAGTTCAATGCTATTTCAAAGATGTTCGCGCCTACGGTGTGGAAGCTTTTCGGCGAGGCCCTCCACGTCGCAGCGGAATTGCTGCCGCGCATTGTGCCCCTGGCGCAACAGGGCGCTATTGCGTTCGAGCACATCATTGGTGACATTGGGCGCGGGATTCAATCCCAGAAGTTCGCCGAGTTCCTTTCCGCGCTGACGAAATTGGTGGTTCCCGCCACCGACGCCATCATGCACCTTCTGGGTTCGTTCATGAACCTCATTGACGGCGTTGTGCAGTTCCTGCCGCATATCTCGGTGCCGTTCATCAATTTCCTCACCCAGTTGGTGAATGCGCTCAGCGGCCCCCTGATAGCTGGCCTCAGCTCGCTTGCGCGCCTGTTGATGGACGTGTTCCAGATCCTATCGCCGCTATTGACGCCGCTGTCGAAGTTCATCATCATGATCGCCAAGGATCTGGGTTCGGGGTTTGATTCGATTCTAACGCCCCTGAAAAAGGTTTCCCAGGAGCTGGGGAAAAACCTCGGCCCCCTCCTAACGGGCCTCGAGCCGGTGATCTCGAATTTCCTGACGCCCAACTCGCCGCTGGTACTCGCCCTTGACGCCGTTGTGCCGCTCATTGGGTATTTCGCCGACGCCCTCGGCAGCATCGGCAACTACCTCACGTCGCACCCGGAATTCGCCAAGCTTGCGGTGTGGATCATGTCTGCGGTTGCCGCGCTGCGCATCGCAACGGGTGTCATGGCCGCGTTCTCCGCTGCCATGGACGCCAACCCGGTGGGCATTGCCATCATTGCCATCGCGGCACTGGTAGCGGGGGTCATTGAACTCTACAAGCACTGGAAGCCGTTCCGGGATTTCATGAACGACTGGGGTCACCAGATGGTGGACTCGTGGCGGTGGGCGGCAAAGGAATGGGACCGGATCGCTAAATGGTTCGAGAAGTACCTCAACGATTTCCGGGGCTGGTGGAAGCGTAACGGCGCCGAGGTCATGGCAATCATCCACGTTTCGTGGACGAACATCGTGAATTTCATGACCGTTGTCGGGAAGGCTTTGTTCACCGTCATCAAGGTGGCGTGGGACCTCATTGTCATGGTCATCAAGGTGGCGTGGGACCTCATCAAAGGGATCACGGTCACGGTGTGGGATGTCATCAAAGACATCGTGATGACCACCGTGCACGTGATTCGTGACGCCATTGACGTTTCCCTGCAACTGATCCAAGGTCACTGGGGGGCGGCGTGGAACGACATCAAGAACATGACCGGCGCCCTGGTGGGGGGCATTGGCCGCTTGATTTACGACATTTTCCACGGCCTTGTCTCAACGCTCTACAACGTGGGCCGTGACATCATCTCCGGCCTGATCTCCGGCATCGAGTCCATGTTCAACGGGTTGGTGTCAACGGCACAGAGCATGGCGTCAACGGTGACACAGGCGTTCACCGGCCTGTTGCACATCTTCTCCCCGTCGAAGGTGTTCTACCAGCATGGCGTCAACATCGCCCAGGGCCTGATCATGGGCATGGACGCCTCGCGTGCTGCGGTAGGCGCAGCGGGTGCGCGGCTGGGCCGCGCGGTCCTCCCGGGTGGCCTCGGCGGCGGGGGGGCAGGGTTCTACGGGCCCGCCATGCTGGGCGCGGGCGGGGGCGGCAGGGCGGTCACGGTGAACGTGACGGTTAACGGATCGGTGGTCACCGAACAGCAGTTGGAACAGGTCATTCAACAGCAGATCCTTAGGTACTCGATCCGGAATTCCGGTAACGGCCTCACCCTCCCGGGGCGGAGGTAGGGGTTGGCGCCCACCATTGCGAACCAGTGGACGGGCGGGCAGACCCTGGTGCCCGTGGTCACCGTCGGCGGCCTGACGTTGTTCCCTCCGGTGAACCGTTCCCAGCAGACGATCACCGGGTCGTCTTCGGGTAATTGGCTGTTCGCGATCATTTGTTTGCGACAGCACACCGGGAGTGCGGGCATCACCCTTTCGGTGTCGGATAACCGTTACAACTGGTGGGAGCCGCTCGGCGCGCCGAACGTCACCTCGTCTGCGACGGGCGTGGTTCGCGTCTCGGTGTGGGTGGCGCCCGCCGCGCAGGGGACCACGGTCGTGAACGTTGCCCCCACCGGGTTCGCTACGTCGATTGCGGTGAACATCATTGAGGTAGCGGGGATGCCGGCGCCGTGGCTGTCTCCCACGGCCGTGGCGAACACCTTCGCCAACAGTGCCACCAGCCTCTCGGCGATGTCGGCGACGCCGTCTGCGGCGGCGATCATTTTCACGGCGTGCGCCTCGGATAACAACACGGCCACCATCGCCCAGACGGGGGCGGGGTGGACGGCGCTCACGGCTGTGCCTATCACTAACGGCACCGACCACACCCAGGACCTGACACTGACGCCGTTCTGGCAGTTGTCGTCATCTGCGGTGACCTCAACGTTCACCTCGACGGTTAGCCAGGATTTGGCGGGGGTGCTGGCGGGGGCGGTGCAATCCGCATCGGCGCCCTCGCAGCCCTCGCCAACGTGGCCTTCGGTGACACTGGAGGTTGCGCCGGCGGCTGGCGCGTCTACGCCGCCGGACCAGATCACGTGGGTGAACGTGGCCGCGCCGACCCGTTTCCTTAACTTCACCATGCAACAGGGAAAACAGTACGAACTAGACCAGTTGCAGTCTGGTACGGGCACCATCACCTTTGATGACCCAGACGGGGCGCTGATCCCGCCGGGTACCGGGGCGTACGCGGGCATAGGCTCCGGCACGCCGGTGCGGTTGCGGACAATCTGGCAGGGTGGCGCCTACCAGGCCCAGTTCCACGGGAACGGCTCGACGGCGACCCCGGGGATGACCACGGGGAACGTCTTCGCGGTGGTACCGGGCCAGGTGTACTCGGCGGCGGCGTTCGTCGGGGCAACGTTCTCGGGGGGGAACCCCCAGAGTTACACGTCCGGGGCGACGGTGGTGATCACGTTCTCCACGGGGGGCGGCACGCCCCTCTCAACGGCCACGGGTACCACCGCCTCCGACCCGATCCTCCCCCAACTCGTCACGGCCACGGGTACCGCGCCGGCAACAGCGGCCCTGGCGAGTATCACGATCTCGGCGGTGGGAACGCCGGCGGCGGCGGTGGTGATCAACGCCGCCGCCGCGCCACCCGGCCCGGGGTACCTCATTCCCGTTCCTGCGGTGACGTGGAGTGCGGTGAACTCCGCCACGGTCACCACCCTGGCGTCGTGGAAATACGATAGGCGCGGCATTCCGGTGGTCACCCCCCACGGGGTGACGTTCAACGGGTTCTTCGAGCGGCTGCCGCCGGCGTGGGACCCGAACACCTACCGTGGCCAAACCCAGGCGACCATTGTTGACGCCTGGAATTACATCACGGGAAACGTCCAGCCCATTCTTCCGACAGAAATCCTTAACGACGGCCCGTACGCATACTGGCCGATGACCGATGCGGCGGGCGCCATTGTTGCCGCTAACCAGGCCTCGGGTAACTCGATTCCCCTGACTATTGGGTCATCAAAGTACGGGAACGGCGGCGCGTCGGAGGCGTTCGGCCAGGACAGCTCCGCGATCCTCGGCGCCCAGGGCACCTACATCCTCAACTCCTCCGTGCGTTCCCAGGCACAGGCGGGGATGTGGGGCGTCACCCTTCCCAACACCACCGCCATCCCGGGGAAGGGGTTCACGGCGTTCGCGTCTGACCCGAACTACCCCGCTGTGGGAAACGGGGTGACCATCGAGTTCTGGTTCATCATGTCCGGGCCGTTCCCCGCGTCTACGACCCAGACGATCCTGACGGTGGGCGCCCCCTCGGCGCTGAAAAAGCCGTTGTTCAATTTCGGGGTGACCTCTGCCGGGTTCCTCGACCTTTTCCAAGGCACGAACACCCTCGTCACCGGCCTTAGCCTCGCCAATTTCCTCACCACAACCACGGCAACGCACGTGGCCCTGACGTTCAACACGACAACGTATTCCGCGTGGGTGAACGGCGTGAATACCACGTTCGGGTCGTGGCCCGTGGCCCTGGCGGGTGATTTCACCGAAATCCTCGTGAACGGCGACGCCGGCCTGTACGCCACCATTTCCGCCGGCAGCCTCGCCGACACCCTTCACTGCATGGGCGGCGCCGTCGCGCACGTAGCCGTGCACAAGGGGCTGCTGGCGAACGAGCGGATCATCACGCATTACGATTCCGGCGCGTTCGGCATGGCCGGTGACTCGTCTGCGTTCCGCATTGAGCGCCTACTGGGCGCGGGTAACTTCGGGGGCCGACGCCTGATCGTGCAAGAGGCTAACCTGCACCAGACGCCCGTGGTGTCATGCCAGGATATTTCCGGGCAGCCCGCGACATCTTCGGTGAACAACGTTCTCGGCTCGTTGTCACCCGCGTTCCTGTTCGTGGCGTCAACAGGGGCACTGACCTACCTGTGCCGCGAGGTGCAGTGGAATAGCACGGTGCGGCACACGTTCGGGGAGAACATCTGGGCGGGGGAAATCCCCTACACAACGGTGACGTTCGACAACGACCCCACCAAGGTCCTCAACTCCATCCAGATCACCCAGTTGGATAACCAGGATGTGCTGATACCCCAGTTCAACGAAACGGGGTCACGAACCCAGTTCGGGACGGTGTCGCACTGGACAACGGGGTACCTCCAAGGAGACATCACCGAGCCCCTGACGTTCGGCCCGGGCTTGCAGGATCTGGCGAACTGGCTGGCAACCACGTTCGCGACGGCACCAACCCGGATATCGGGGTTGACGGTCTCAACGGCTGCCATCCCCGCCGCGTGGGGGTTCTACAACCAGGTCCAGCCCGGGCGGAGCGTTGTGGTGAACCGCCGCCCGCCAACGAACACGGGCGAGCTCATTTCCGTCAACGGCCGCATCACCCAGGTCAGCCGCTCCCTTGACTGGCGGAACGGCACGGGCACCGTCACCCTCCTCATCGACGCAGACACGGCACGCGGAATGCTATCCCTTGACGACACAACGGGGTTCGGGTTGCTTAACGGCGTGAACAGGTTTGCGTGGTAGCCGGTGGCCCTTCCAACCCTTCCATCGCCAACTACCTGGTCATCCGGGGTTGTCCTCGCCCCCGTTCTCCGGCGTGACGTTTCCAACACCGTTGCGTTCGTTGAGACCATCCCCTCGTTCATGGGCTCGCAGCTGGCAACGTCGCAATCGGTGACGAATAACACCCTCTCGGGGGTATTCATTGACGCGGAACTTCTTGACACGTGGAATGGCCACAGGCAGAACTCGAACGGCGGGAACTATTACGCGCCCATCCAGGGGATTTACCTCTGCCAGGCCGCCATTGCCTACCCGGGCCTAAGTTCGGGGATGGTAGCGGCGGTCATCCAGACCGTTTCCGGGGGCGGCGGGCTGACGTTCATTGGGGGACAGCGCGTGCCGCCGCGCGCTTCGCCACGTAATAACCAGCCGTACGCGGCTTTCCTGTTGGCGCAAACCCAGATCCTGGGGTGGGGCAACGGGGATTTCGTTGGGCCGGCGGCGTTCCAGAACACGGGGGGCGCCGTGACCCTGGTGAACCTATCCAACCAGTTCCCGTGGTTTTCCGCGCGCCTGGTTTCCCAGGGGACAACGTCTTCGCTGCCCGTTCCGCCTCTTACCACGTTCCCCTCGCCGCCAACGGTACTCTCGTCAACATTCATGAACACGAATGTCCGGGACACGGTGAAGTTCCTGGTCAACCCCCCGGTGTTCCAGGCGTTCTATTCCAATTCCGCTTCCCTGGCCTCGCAGACCACGCTTCCGGCCACGGGCACGCTACTGGGCATGAATAACACCTATGTTGACAACTACACCACGTTCTCCGGAACGGTGTGGACTGCGCCGGTAGCGGGGATCTACTTCTGTTACGCCCAGGTTGCGCTGACAACGAACACGGGCGCCCAGGCCATGGCGGCGGGGCTGACTGTCACCAGTTCTAACTACAACAGCGGGACCACGTTCACCTACTGGGGCGGTACCCAGGGGTGCCTGTCTTCGACAACGAACGTGGCGGTGACGAAGCGGCGGCTGCGCCTCAACGCCAACGACACCCTTTCCCTGGCAGGGTTCTACCGTGATTCCGGGGCGGCTGCTGCTACGGTGCTGGGCGCGGCGCCGTGGCAGACCACCATGTTCACGGTGTGGGAGTCGGCGTGACACTGCCAGCGCCGGGTGCCCCCGTGTTCGTCGCCGGCGCCGCCCCCCAGGTCTCTGACATGACGTCTCTGGTCACCACGCCGTTCACGTTCTGTTCGGTGGGGGTGGCGGCGCGCCTGGAGCAGCGCACAGTCCAGGCGATTGCGGCGACAACGTTGACGGTTATCTCGTTTGACACCGTTCTGGAAGACCCCTACTCGGGGTGGAACGCCGGCTCGAATTCGTGGCTGGCGCCGTTCTCCGGTTACTTCGAGGTGACGCTGACGGTGGGTACCGCTGCGGTGAACGGGACCGTGGCGGCGTCTGTTGTGGTCACGGGCAACCAGTACACGATGGGGGAGATCGCCACCCCCTCCACGAACGAGGGCAATGCCACGTGCTCGTTCATTGTGCCCATGATCGCAGGGTTTGATTTCATCCAGGGAGAGGTGTTTGCCACGTCTGCGGTGAACACGTCAACGAACGTGGGGTTGCGTTCGTGCATGGAGATCAGGTTCGTCTCGATGTGACCCCACGGGCACCGTGCACGCCTTCCCGTTAGTATGGGTACGTACATGAGGCTTCCGGCAGTGGCCGGGCCACTGGGTGCCCCAGCGACCCCCCGGGAGGCGCGTGAAGGGTTGGATCGCCTACCTCGCCGCACCCCCGGTAGCCCCCTCCGACATCGCCGGGTTCATTCCCCTGGTCACGGGCGCAGGCGGCGCCCTTGTAGTCCTCGTCATCGGCATGGTTATGTTCATGATGGGACGGATTCATAGCGACCCGGAGTTCCGGCAGGTGAGCACCCGCCTTGAGCGGGTAGAGACGGCACTTGACGCGGAACGCGAGGCACACCGCCTAACACGCGAGGCGCTGGAACTAGCCAACGCCCGCGCCGATTCGGCTGTGCGCAGCGCGGACCTGATCGCCCGCGCGATCATCGCCCAGAAGAAGGGCCCAGATGCGTGATGTGGCCATTCCGGAGCCGGCAGGTGACGGCCCGGGGGGAATGCACGCCCGCAGCCGATGACGAGGACCTGGCTCAAAGCGCCGAGAGCCGTGCCCGCGCCGAGCGTGACGTGGCGGCGCAACGCCGGGCGCTTCTCCGCGAGCGCGCGACCGTGGGCGCAAACTATGACCAGTTGTTCGCG